ATGATTATAGTGTAACATAAAATCGGACACTTGACAAGTCTTGTAAATTGATGTACAATAACTCTGTCAGAGTTCAAGGGAATGCTATGTAGCTTCTCCTTTATTAAAAATATTCTCTAAATGCTCTCTAGCCTTCTCTACGGAAATTACATATCCCATCTTCTTTGTTACTTTTATCTTCTCTGATGGGCCATGTTGTGAGTTATTGAAAATAAATTTTTGGTAATATCTAACTACTTCAGAATCTTCTTGAGCTTCAACTACAGTTATAACTCTATCCATAGGTATAATTACAATATTTTCATTCGGCATACTTCTTAACCATGGCATCATGCGGAGACCCTCATGTCTTCCGTCCATATTTACTGTTTCTATTTCTACAGGTTCACTAATGATTAAAACCGTGCGACCATTTTCATCAGAAGGCAATACCTCTCCGAAGATCTCTTCTCCTGATACTAATTTAACTGAAGCATAGAAATCTTCTTCCATTAGTTTTTACCTATGATTGTATTATTCATGACTAAGTAGTCTATATTCATATTTAGGAAAGAATCAATAGCGTCTTGTGGGGTTTCTACTATTGGTTTGCCATTATCATTGAAAGAGGTATTTAATAATACAGGAACTCCACTAATCTTGTAATATTCTTCAAGTAGTAATGATAAGAAACCACTGTCAACTGTTTGTATTCTACATGTATTGTCTACATGTGTAATGGCTGGTATCTTATCTCTCTTATCTTCTTTTACCGTCTGAGAATATAACATGTATGGACTCACAATACCTTCTTCAAAGTAGTCTTGTAGATGGTCCTCAAGTATGACCCCAGCAAAGGGTCTCCATTCTTCTCTATGCTTTACCTTCTCGTTTAAAATATCCTTATTCTCTTTATATTTAGGAGACATCAAAATAGATCTATTACCTAACGCACGAGGCCCAAATTCAGATCTTCCTCGATACCAAGCAACTATTTTGCCATCTTCTAGGTATTCTGCAACCTTCTTTAGATCTAGATTCTCTTCTCTAATTTGTGGTGGAGTAAGATATCTTCTACCTAAAAATGCTAGATCAGGAGGAACTTTGACATCATGCCACAATGATGAACCAAAGGCAGCAGCTCCATATGACAAACCACAATCACTTACAAATGGTGTAATATGAAACTTTCTATTCTTAAACTTCTGTACTATCTTTGTGTTAGCATTGATGTTAAGAAAAGTACCGCCAGTTAAACAAACAACAGGTTCTAAGTAATCTTCATCAAGTCTTAAGATTAGTTCTATTAGGGATTCCTCAAAATTGTATTGTAATAACTGAGCTTTCTCTTCTGGAGTCAGTGGATATGGATCTGGATCTCTCATATCAAACTGAACTTGTGGGAAGTATTGTCCAAATTCATACAGTTTTGTATTGTGTTGAGTAGATCCATAAGCTGCAAGACCCATAATTTTACCACTCATAGTGCAGTGATGTAATGGATCATTGTATTCTATTTTCTTCTTAGTCTTTTTACAATAGATGTAATGTGCCCATGTTTGATATAATAATCCCCATTCACCATTGAAAGGTAGATATCTACATTGGTTTTTTCTTTTATTAAAATATACTAGAGAACACTTTTCCAATCCAAGAGAATAGTTAGCAGTCCAGTTATGAGATCCTCCACCATCAATTACAATGCAAACGCCTTCGTTTGATTCTTGAGTGAAGATAGATGAATAAGCATGTGCTTGATGGTGAGAAATATATCCTACGTCTGCATTTGGAAAGACTTCTTGTAAAAATTTATGGGGTTTACCTTTGAACATATGTTCCATTACCCACTCTTGCAATCCAATATCTACAAATATAACCAAATCAATTTCTTCTTTTGGTAGCTCATCTAAAACATAGTCTATAGATTTCTCTGGATATCTACCATCATATTTCAAACCACTCAGCCTCTCCTCTTGTATGCTACATACATGTTCACCATCTATAAACAAAGTAGCACTAGCATCATGTATGTAAGATTCTCTTGAAGATCCATCAAAACCTATAGATCCGTATATGCCTAATACTTTCATTTTAAAAATATTTTTTCAATTTCATAATTAAAGTTCTCCTCATTATATATTTTAACACGTTCAAAGAGATGATTCAATGTATAATTTTTTTTGCTTTTGACTGAGATGTCATCTGCTATATCATATAAGACTGCTTTGGTTTTGTTCTTTCCTTTACGAAGAACTCTACCAATAGATTGTAAGTTTCTAATTCTAGATTTACTAGGAGAAGCAAAGATTACATTATGAAGGTTCTTAATGTTAACTCCAGTTGAGAAGGTGCCGTAAGAGGCAACAATGATTGCATTGTTTTCCCTATCAACAATTGATCTGACTTCTTCTCTTTCTTCACCGTCCACTCCTCCGTGTACATAAAAAACTTTTCTACCACTTTTAACACTATCATTAATTAAATTATATAGGGGTTCACCATGAGCCTCTACTCTACTGTATAGAACTAGAGTATTACCATCAAGACTCAAAGAAAGATTTTTTATAAAAGCATTTCTCTTATCATGTTCTATAATATAATTCATCTCTTCTCTGTAATCATCAAAAGGTATTGCAGGGTGTTTAATGAGTAGAATTTTTATGTTTAACTTAGCTAATTGTCCTTTACTCTGTAACTCTGAAGTTTGTGTTACCTTGTACGAGGGACCAAAGAGTCCTTCTAATACCCATTTGTGTGTCTGTGATCCACTTAGAGTTCCAGTGAATCCATATCTATATTTGGTATCCCTAAGTTTTGACATGATACCTATGAGTGATTTTGATTTGAACTGATGAGCCTCATCCCCTATAATCACTTCAAACTGATCAAAGAACGTCCTATCCATATTGTAAATAGATTGCCAAGTTGATATGGTCACACGTTGTTGTGCAGTCTTGTTCCTACCAGCATACACCCTGTGACAATACTTTTCTACATCCCAACCATAATCCGTAAAGTCCTTGTACATCTGTTCTACAAGAGAGGTGGTGGGGACTACAAGTAATATTCTTCTCTTTCTTCCTACATGGTATCTCGCAACAGCATATATCATCAGAGACTTGCCTGACCCTGTAGGAGATATAATTAATTTTCTATTGTACTTGAGTGCATCATAGACACCCTCTATCTGATAATCTCTAGGTTTGAAACTAGAAATTGCAGTCATATAATCTTTTACGCCTTCTAAGGATATCTCTTCATTCTCTTCGTGTGGAGTTCCGTATGTCTCATTATCTACAAACTTTACACTATAATTTGATTTTTTTGCCCATGCAACTATCTTATCAAGTAATCCTACATATACTTCACCTGTTGCAGTTGAGAACAATCTTATCTTGCCATCCCAATGTCTGTTCCTGTATTGAGGCATATACTTAGCGCCTGGAACATCAAAGGTAAAATAGTCTGACAATTCTTGTTGCACATGAGGTTGTGCGTCTACTGTCAGATGTACTTCATTCTTCTTGACAATGATAAGATCATTCATATCTTTACCCATTTACTAGGATTTACTAAACAGAAATTACCAGCTTCTTTTCTAGTTGTAATCAAAATATCATATGATATAGAATATCTATTAGTAATACCAGTGTAAGGTAATACCTCATGATGCAAAGTGGACGGAAATATTATTAGTCTATTTTGAACAGCATCATATTTTTTTGTCCTACTACTTCCGTGTGTTGGTTTATGATGAAATATAGGTAATCCAGATAAAGTATTTGGTTCTGGTGCATAGACTACTAGTTGCCCTGTAGGATTATCTTTCTCTGTTCTCACATAAAAAACTGCACTAAAATGTGATTGACAGTGATTATGATACCCAACACCCCCTCCATTTACACATACTATTGGCCATGATTGGGGAACATATATGTCTGAGCCTGGATGTATGTCTGTTGGTTTTAGTGTTGCGCCTATCTCCTCTATGTATTTTTCAAGATGTATTGCTATCTGTTTTGTAACCCATGAGAACTCTGGTTCTGATGATATCTGAGAATCACCTAGTATCTCTCCAGTAAAACTAGGAGCAAATCCAAGATGTTGTACATTCTTATGGTAAAATTTATCAATATAATTTACCATACCCCCATGAACATCATCAGGTGTATCCAAATCTGCTTGATATACTGTTGTAGGGAACAAGTAATCAATCATAATCCATTCGTAAATCGTTGCCATTCAATGGCATTTTTAATTTGATACGTTCGGTTCTGTATGATTTTAAGAATACTTTCCAGATACTCAAGCATGATCTGTTGGTATTCTATCTTCGCAGTACACTTGATAAGATCAACGTCCGCATCAAAGTATTTGTCTAAGTCCGCCTTCAAGACCTTGAAGTCAAACGGTTTGTCAACATATACCTCTGGCGATGCCTTACCTGTGTAATATTGCCACTTCTCTTTCTTTAATATTTTATACTGTGTTTCCTGAGCTTTCTTTAGAGTCAGGATGTTATTATAAATTTTGTAGTATTTGGCGTGTAAGGCGGGTATTTTTGTTGATTCGTTGTGTAATAATTCATTATCAATTATGGAATCTTTGTCCCATAAGTCTTGTATAAATTCAAGATTCATTCTTTATAAGGGTCTCCACATTAAAAATAGTATATTTAAAAGTAGCAGTCGCTACAATATAATTTATATCGGTTACGTCAGCGCTAAATGGAACTGGTGTTAGGGATACTGGAAATAGATCCTTGAATGTAATTTTTGCAATAGCGTTGAAGCTACTATTATACACCAAAATTGATCCATCTGACCGTGCGGCACCTAGAAGTGTTGTGTTTTCTGGATTTAAGTCAACGGCTTCTTCTAGAGACTCTGGATATCCTAATGATCTCATCCATCTTTCGATCTCTAAGTAGTTATCTAGATTCTCGTCAATAAAGAAATCTATATCCAAATCACCATAAACCAACTTATCGCCAGGAACAGGAATGTCTCTTAGATAGTTGGTTTGTATTGCTGCACCTAGAGTTAGATTAGGTATAGAAACAGACTTAGAAAAGAAATCAACCTTTGGAGCTTTGGTCAAGGTAAACTTGAATCCAGCTGGAGACAGAAAATTCCTGTTCTTAACTTGTCTATCAAAGAGATCAGGTCCTTGAATTGAGGTATAATCTGCCATGGTTTTTATCTTTATTTATCTTGGTTTAGCAGTTTTTGTTTAAGTCTTCTGCCATATTACCACCTATATCAGCGCCTTGATTACCACCAAACATAGCCACCCAACCAGCAGCAACCCAACCAACAAAGGGAATAGTACTAAGAGTAGGAGCAGCAGCTGCACCAACTGAAGTACCTACAAGTCTTCCTGTGCCTTCTGCACTTCCGATTGCCTTGATACAGGCCTCACTTTTTCGTGCGGCAGTTATCTCATCTGATTGTCCTTGAGTCAATCCAGGCTTTCCATCTAACCAAGAACGATTGTTAGATACTGCACCACCTTGGTTGGTCTGACCATCCATGAAGTATTCTTCTGCAATCTTAGTAGTGTTGTTTGCTAGTCCTAAGAAACCACCCTTCTCTTTGATGTCCTTAGTAATGTATGCAGTCTTGGGATCGTTTGCCTTATATGATATAGCATACCCATCCTCCTGTACACTTACTTTGTATGATGTGTATGGGCCTACTGGCACATTAATGTTTGGTAATTTGCTTTTTTCTCTAGTTGCGATATATCCAATCATTCCGATATGTGACACAGCGAAGAGACTGCCAACAAGACCAACAGAGATCCATTTTAGTTTATTCATAATGATCACTATCTACTGTCTATTATATAGGCATAAAAAAAGAGACCCTTTTGGGGGTCTCTAGAAGGATTGTAATACTTGAATTACATAAGGTTAGAAACCTTAACTCTCCTGTAGTAACGGTTAGCGTTGGAAAGAAGTCTTCCAAGTCCTTGGTTAGATACGTTACCTTCTGCAAATGGGTTTGCAACGATTCCGTAACGAGTCTTAAAGCCAATTTTTGGTTGGAAGGTGTCTTGTCCCACAGCTCTTACCATCTGTAATGGAACGTAAGGGCAGTAGAATAATCCAGCGTCATAAGGGTTAGTACCTTTGTAACCTACAACGTAGTACTGATCAGCACTGTTGTTTGCAGCGAATGGGTCGATGTAAACTTTGTACTTACCAGCCAATGTACCAGCAAATGTATTACCAGTGTCATCAACGTTTAAGTTAGCGTTAAGTGCAGGGGTGTAATCTAGGATTCCAGCCATTGTAAGGGCGGAAGCAACGTCAGCAGAGCATAGAACTACGTTGCCTT